CTTCATTACTGAGGTCCCCTGCCCAATTGACACTGAGATTCAAGTTAATCTAAATGATTACTATTACTTCTGTGAAGGCTGTCATCAAGAATGGGAAGGTAATGCTGGTCATCTAGTTAATGATACGTTGGGCGAGATTGACAAATGCCCTGCTTGTGCAACCAAAGAAGAGATAGAGGAGTATGCATATGAACAAGGCTGAGATTAATGGTGCTTTAAACACTGCACAAAAACTTTTATGGGGTGGATCAGAAACAGAAAACATTGAGGCCCACAACATCATTGCTAAATTAATCGTAGATCTAGAGAAGGACCAAGTAGACAAAACCGAGGGTATTTGATATGATGAAAAGACAACCACTATCAGAGGAGATTAACCAATGGGATTTGTAATTGTATTGTTTATTATTGTTATTGCAGTTGGTGCACTATCAGGTGGACTAACAGGATATACAGAGGAGGTAAAGAAATGAAACGGTACAGCATTGAGATTATTCATGAGCCATCTGGAGCATATCTTAACTACGACGTAGACACTGATGAGTTAGATCCAGATTTCTATCAAAGTTTTATTAGAGATATATCCGTAATCATTAATGACGTTGAGGAGATTGAAGATGAACTGGACACAGTTGACACTATTTGATATGATTAATACAAACCCTACTACCGAAAGGACCCTATCATGGGAGCACGTACTAACTTCCACTTCAAGACTGACACTGGCGTAATAACGCTATATAGCCACTGGGGTGGAGACACGAAGACAATGGACCTGGCCAGGGCGCTAGATTCAGCAATGCCACGCATCTCTATGGGAGACACAGGCTATGCACTAAGGATTGTTATCTCTCAACTCATTGGCGACGAGTGGAATTCAGAAACAGGATATGGAATCTTTATTGGCCCTGAAGGTGGGGAAGAACAATATGACCCAATCACTGTTAACTTTATTAATAATACTGTTGAAGAGGTAGAAGGTACCCATTCAATCAGTGACTATATTAACTACCATTTGCCCAGCGATAATCTCGTAGGGGCATCATCAGCGGAGGATGGGGTCTCCTCTCGCTAAAGATAGGGGGAAGCGTAGGTTTGTGGTGGGCTTGCGCTTCCCCACACAATTTGCTATAATTATAGAGTTCCCACTATAGGGTGTTGTCATTACGCACAAGTGCCTAAAGTGGACTCCTGAGTATGAGGTTAAACTGCTCACTATTATTTTTGAGGGGAGAAACAAATGAGACGAATTACATTAGGTATTAGTAAAGAAGAAAAGGTTGCCGTATCTATTGGCAGATTGCTCTCAGATTTTTCTCTTGACCTTGAAGCCGTTGGAAAGTATTTAGCAACCACTCAACCTTATGTGGTTTATGCGAGGGCATTAGAAGTATTAGAAGCAACAGAGTATAATAAAGAAGTAAGTGAATACAGAGAGATTGGGAAATACTATGCCGAACGACTTTTCTAATAAGATTTCTATCCTTGCTGAGTTATGGATGAACTATCGTGATGATGACCAGTTAAAAGATTTTATAGAGTATAACGATCTTGGTTTGCCAATGGCTTATTTCTTAATGAATGAATTGGTTTTACCTACTAAGCAATCAGAGGTTTACATTGAAGAGTCATACAATCTTTTAGTTGCGTCACTTGGTGCTGAGGATGTTGAGTATGAATCCTTAGATGAGTTGTTATCCGCTACAACTGAAGAGTAAAGCCAGCCCTGCGGGGCGCCCCCAAATCATACTAAATCGGACATATCGTACCAAACCATTTTCTCTAGAAGACATTAAGAACCCTTTCTAAAAAATCCCAGAAAGTTGACAAACCTTTCTATCTCAAACCTTATATCTGCCAAACCTTCAAACCAGGATATAGGGTTTTGTATCTACTACTATAGGTATTACGAAGATCCTTATTTATCCCCCGCCCTAAAGCGTTTTGATTATCCTATTAGACATTACGAGGGCCTTCAAAAAATCCCAGAAAGTTGCGGGGGATCAGAGAAATGATAAGACAATTACCCCCTATAAGATAACAAACCTTTTCTCCTGGTTTTTAAATAAATACCAAACCTTTCTATTCTTTTTGCTGGATTTTGCTACAGTTTTGCTACATTTTTGTAGGGTTTTTTAGGCTATAAAGGTTTGACAAATAGGAGGTTTGGGAGTATAATCCGCTATCGGGATATGGGGATATGAAGGTTTGGGATAGGAGGTTTGGCCCGTCAGGCATTACGAAGCCTTCTATAAAAGTGCCTAATCACCCACTTCACTCCACTTTCCTCCACCAAAACCATATCTTAAAAATATCAGTAAGATTTAATTATCCTATTAAACACTCCAGAAGGTATCAAATAAGCCTTCTAACCCTATTTTGGGAGGGTATCAAACCATCATCCTGGATCCATATTCAGCATATCTGGTTTATCAAACCAGCATAGAGCGTATAGGCTCAAACCTTCATATCTGGCATATCTGGCATATCCTAAAGACAAGGTTTGGCATATAGGGTTATGTCTTATAGGGGTGATTGGGTACTCTTTGACTTCCCCCGAAAACTTTGATATGATGGTTGTATGAATATAGAAGAAATGGTTTTAAAAATAGAAATAGCAGACCTATTAAACAAAGAATCCTACCGTATCTGGGATAGTGCTAAGGTTATTAAGAACCAGGACTACCATGATGGTTTGGTTAAAGGTTTGAAGATGGCTTCTCAATTTGTGGCTAAACTATGAAAAAAGAAATTGATTGGTCTAAAGAGTTGGCCAATGCCAGGAAACAACTTCATAGAAACAAATCAGCAATTGAGGCTACACCTATGGGTACTCCAGCATCTTGGTCTAGACCAGATTACGATAAGCCATTAATTGCCCCAGATCCATCTGCTCCTGAAACAAAGATTGTTGGTCGCAGACTAAACAAAAAACAACGTAAAGCACACAACAAGGTTTTTGTTCCACAACAAAAAGCAAAATCTAAACGAGACAGTGAAACTGGCGGATTGCCTGTAGTTAAAAAATGATGAACATGGAAATCCCAGATCCATTTGCCAACTTTGTGGCTAGGAAAGAACGTAAGTCTAATGGTTTTATATATGATTGGTTTGCTGGAGAATGGTCTATGAACTGTGGGTGTTGTGGGGAATTAATTTGTGCCCCCACCAAAAAAACTATTATACAAACCAGGCTTTATCATACCAGAAATGAATGTTTAAATGGATACTAAATGCATTCAATGTAATATGTCAGAGGATGAGGAAGATTTCTACGAAACCCATCAATGGCTTCCAGAAAGATTATGGTGCGTTAATAAGAATACTAACCGCTAGTGCCCTTTAGGGCATAGGTAGGTTTGATATCTCTCCCCGCCGCCGAACTTAAAACCTCTATTTTGCGCCTTGCCTTAATCGCCAAACTTTGATACAATTAATATGTCGCCCCAGGCAAGGAGACGAACATTAATAAATTAAACTACCTAGTCCCGCCATCGGACTCTAAATATAAAGGGCGCAGAGGCATGAACGATTGTTCCCTGTATTGTGGAAGTGATCGTAACTCTCTTGTCGGGGGAGACAGCGACATAAAATAACTGGTTACACCTTAGCATGTGTATAAAAGGCTATAATAGATTTATGCTAAACACTATAACAGATATATATGTTTGGTCTTTAAGGGCTGGACTTATAGTTGCCATATGGTTTATAGGTATGGGTATTGTAGAACTTATACGTTCTTATAAAAAATCTTCTTGACTTACCCTGCAAAATTATGATACTATTAAAACATGCTAGAGTTAACCTGTCCTGATTGTGGCGATACCTTTTTGCTTGATGAAAGCAATCAAAATCCTAACAGAAGATGTTCAAACTGCAATCCAGCAGCCAATGACTTTTTATTTGAATCTTAGAGTCAATGAGAGATATAATTAATCTAGCAATTTCAATGACTGAGATAGATACTGGAATAAATATAGATTTAAAAGAGCGTGAAGAAATGGTTGAAAGAATACTAGCAACAATAAAAAATATTAAACTATAAGGCTTTTATGCTTATTATATCTTGACATAACGCTTTAAAATTGCTATACTGAATATATGAGCAAAGGGGATACAAATGATTAATATACTATTTCTTATACCAGCATTTATTTTAGGATACATTTCTTGTTATTTTATAATGACATATAAGGTTGACTAATGAAAGAACCTAAAATCATGAGTATGGATTGGCGTGGGCTTGGATACTGGCCTGTTTGGAAAGATGGTAGGATAGTGTGGGAAAAGGAAGATAAGTAATGCACACGTATGAATTTGTTTGTGATGGTTGCGGGACAAAGATTACTATGGAAATTCATAAGGAATTGGACTATAACTTTCACTGCCCTTGCGGATTAAAAATGACATTAGTATTTTATTTAAAAAGTCCAGATGTAAGAGCAGATAACTAAAAAAGATTGGGTTTGGTATATTTAAAAAATGGAAAAAACATTAGAGATGCATTTTAAAGAACTAAGAGAACAAATAGCAAAAGATATTGAAAATATTGAAATTAAAGATAGCATTGAAAATGCTGTTGGTATGAGATCACTTGCTGCTAAGGTTGCCAGAGGATAAAATATTTTAGGCAGCAGTAGCCAAGTTGGTCAAGGCACCGAACTCATAATTCGGCTATCGTAGGTTCAAGTCCTACCTGCTGTACTAATGGTCTGTAACTCAATTGGTAGAGTGCCAAACTGTTAATTTGGAAGTTGCTGGATCGTGCCCAGCCAGACCAGCAATGCGGAAGTAACTCAATTGGTAGAGTTTCTGCCTTCCAAGCAGACTGTTGCGAGTTCAAGTCTCGTCTTCCGCTCCAAACCTCTGTAGTTCAGTGGATAGAACACAGGACTTCTAAGCCTGGTGTCGCAGGTTCAATTCCTGCCAGAGGTACTATCTGATATCATAGAAGTATGTTTTGTAACTACTGTGGTGGCAGGTTAGTTAATGGTGATTGTAATAATTGTTTTAGCAATTCTAGTGCCCTGAGAGATTTTGAGGATGAAGATGACTAATAAAATAAAATTTAAAGCAATAGATAAATTTGGTTTTGAAACACAATTAAGGCCAGAGCCATCAAGTTCTTTTTTGCCTCAATGGTATAGGGATATGCCTCCATATGGTGATCCAATTGGAGAAAACTTAATGGTTAGACATGGAGCGTCAAATGCAACATTTAAAAAATGTACCCCGATGCTTGATGGGCTAGTGTCTGGATACATAATCCCATTATGGTCAGATGTTCAGGTTACTTTTACTAATGGAGAGCCAATGATTAATTGGAGAACATCAAGAGACGTTTTTTCTTTGCATGGTCAAAGATCTTCAGAAATAGAAATTCCAGAAGGATACAATAAAACAGTTTTTAAATATCAAAATACATGGATACCAATAACGCCACCAGGATATTCTTCATTAATTATAAGTCCAATAGCATATCCAAATTCTCCAATTAAAGCAATAACTGCAGTTGTTGATACAGACAAGGCCTGTCTTGAACTTCTTCCACCAGTTATAATAAAACAAGATTTTAATGGAATCATTAATAAAGGAACCCCATTGATTCAAATTATTCCTTTTAAAAGAGATAATTGGAAGTCAGAATTTGAATATTATCACGATGATGATTATTTTATACAAAAAGAAAAAACATTTAATTCAACAATCGTTTCACATTATTTAAAAAATATTTGGTCAAAGAAGTCATATAAATGAACAATTGGACAGAAGAACTTACAGATAAGCAAAAAGAAGATGTTTGGAACTTTATTGTGTTTACAGTTAAAGAAATCAGAGATCAGATTGCTGTAGATATTGAAGGCACTTCACAACTTTGGAAGGCTAAAGGGTTAAACAAATCTCGTAGAACACAAAAAGCCTTTGATATTTCTGCTGCTATTGCCAGAGGTCAGAATGAAAAAATATAAAGTTGTTTTCTATGTTGCAGTTTTAAAGGGTTTGGTGTACAATGATTGATATGGATAAACAAATAAACCATCTAGATAACGTTAATAATTTTGACTATCCAGTTTTTAATTATGTTAAAACATCTTTTGGTGGAACAGAAACAATGGCTCGGTATTTTCATAACAATATATATAAAGATATGATAAATATTAAAGACTATTTGTGTTTAATTATTCCAGGAATAACTCCTAAATTTCAAGAAATTATTAAAGGAGACAGAGAAGTTATTTTGTGGATGCATAACTTTGTTCATCAATTTTCTGGAGAAAGTATTGAATTTTTAGCAAGTGAATCATTTCTTAAAAAAATTAAATATATAGTTGCTGCATCTGAGTATCAAAAAAAAGAAATATCGGAAGTTTTAGGTTTTAATCTTAATAACATAGTTGTAATTAATAATGGACTAAATATATTTCCAAATAATTTAAAAAAATTTAACAAACCTGAAAAAATTAAAATTATACACACCTCTTCACCAGATCGTGCACTTTATACGCTATTGAGTTCTTTGCAATATATCACAGAAGATTTTGAATTAGAAATTTATAATAATTTTTATCCTGATACAATAATAGATGATATAGAATTAGAAAAATTATGTGAAGACCCACGTATTACTTTTTTTGGAAAAACTCCTAAAAAAGTAGTTAATGATGCAATAGCAAATGCTCATATTTTTGCATATCCAGCAGAATATGTTGAAACATTTTGCATTTCTTTGGTAGAGGCAATGTCTGCAGGATGTTTACCAGTTTATAGCAATTTTGGTGCTCTTCCAGAAGTTTCAAGTGGCCATGGAATTATATATGATAAACCATTTAAAAATATTAATCACGATAAAATATTTGCAGAACAATTAACTAAGGCTATTAAAATGATTAAAAATAATGAATGGGATCCATCAGAATCAATAAAACTAATTAATTCAAAATATTCGTTTGAACAAATGAATAAACAATGGTTAGATTTTGATAAAAAAATAAAAGAAAATGGCAACTAATGGGAATCTTTATTAATGAACATACACAAAGCACTTATCCAATTTTTAACTACGATAAAGAAGTTTTTGGTGGAACAGAGTCTATGGCAAAACAATTTCATAAATTTTTTAAACATAAAATGCCAAAACTAGAAAAGTATAATTGTTTTATTATTCCTGGAATGACTCCAGAGCCTATTGAGATTGCTGCTAATGAAAAAGAATCAATTATTTGGATGCATAACTTAGTTAATCAATTTTCCGAAAAAAATGAAAAAGATTTTAAAGATAAACAATTTCTTGATAAAATTAAATATTTAATTACTGTTTCAGAATATCATAGACAACAGACCATTGAAAGTTTAGGTATTGATCCTGAAAAAGTTGTTGTAATAAACAATGGAATAGATGCAATTAGTTTTAATCCTGAAAAATTTAATAATCCTAAAAAAATAAAATTAATTCACACATCAAGTGCAGATCGTGGAATGGCAATTCTTTTAATGTCTTTAAGATATATTAAAGAAGATTTTGAATTAAACATTTATAATAATTTTTATCCTGATATTATTGCAAACTTTGAAGATAGAATAAAAGAAGTTTTTGATGATCCAAGAGTAAGGTTTTTTGGTAAAACTCCAAAAAAAACAGTCGTTAAAGCATTACAAGATTCTCACATATTTGTTTATCCTACAAACTTTTTAGATACTTTTTGTTTATCTCAAGTTGAAGCATTATCCGCTGGATGTTTTCCTGTTTATAGCGAAATGGGATCTTTAATTGAAGTAAGTGGTGGATATGGATTAAGATACAAATATGTTGAAGATTATGAAAAACATGCAATGATATTTGCTGCTATGTTAAAAGAAGCCATCAATAAAATTAATAATAATGAGTGGGATCCAATAGAATCTTCAAACTATGTAAATGAAAAATATTCTTGGGACAAAATAGAAAAACAATGGTTAGATTTTCATGATAAACTATAAAATAAGATTGGTGGGACTTTGGCTCATATAGTGTTTTTAGGTAACTTTGAGGTTCCTTATAGTAGTGAGAATCATCATGCTAAGTCTTTAGAGTCTCTTGGGCATACCGTTGAAAAATTGCAGGAAAAGAAAGCAACAAGCGAACAAATATTAAAACGAGCATTACAATCAAACCTTTTTATCTGGGTCCATACACATAAATGGAATACCCCAGGATCAATGCCTATGGATAAAGTTCTAAAAGAGTTAAACTCTGCTGGCATTCCTACTATGACATATCATCTTGACTTATGGTTTGGTATTGAACGACAAAAAGATTTAGAGAATGATAACTTTTATAAAACAATTGGGCATTTCTTTACAGTTGATAAACTGATGGCTGATTGGTTTAATGAAAATACAAATGTAAAAGGACATTTTATCCCTGCTGGCGTTTACGATAAAGAGTGTTACATTCATTCAGACTATGATAAGCACGGCTTTGAGCACGATGTTATTTTTGTTGGTAGCAGGGGTTATCATCATGAACATAAATATCGCCCAGAACTAATAGACTTTTTAAGAAAAACATACGGTAAAAGATTCCTTCATGTTGGTGGAGATGGAGATACTGGAACTGTGCGTGGTGATGCATTAAACCGTATGTATGCAAAAAGCAAAGTAGCAATTGGAGATAGTCTTAACATTAATTTTAACTATCCTTATTATACTAGTGATAGGTTATTTGAAAGCACTGGTCGTGGTGGATTTACAATTTACCCTCGCATCAAAGGACTTGAAGAATATTTTGAAGATAATAAAGAAATTGTATTTTATGATCATGGTAACTTTAATGACCTAAAAGAAAAGATTGACTACTATCTTTTAGATGGAATATCAAGAGAAAATATTAGAATTGCTGGACATGAAAGAACAAAGCATGAGCATACGTATGTTCATCGCTGGTCAGAGATATTAAAGGCTCTTAATATATAATGAAATACTTAGTTACTGGTGGTGCTGGTTTTATAGGATCAAACCTCGTTGATAAGTTAATTAGTCTTGGTCACGACGTTGTTTGTATTGATGATGAGTCTGCAGAATGTCACGAACAATTTTATTGGAATGATAAAGCACAAAACTATAAATATGATATTTGTGACTATGATTTAGTTGCACCACTTTTTAAAGATATTGACTGCGTATTTCATGTTGCATCAGATGCAAGAATACAGCCAGCAATATTAAACCCTAAAAAATCTATTCAATCAAATGCAGTGGGAACAGCCAATGTTCTTGAACTTTGTAGGGTTAATAATGTAGATAGGTTAATTTATTCAAGCACATCTTCTTCTTATGGGAAAAAGGCTTCTTTTCCAAACCAAGAAACACAGTCCCCAGATCCACTAACCCCATACTCTGCTGCTAAAGTTTTTGGTGAAAACCTTGCAAAAGTTTATTATAATCTTTACGGACTAAAAACAATATCACTTAGATACTTTAATGTTTATGGAGATAGACAGCCACTAAAGGGTCAATACGCACCCGTAATAGGATTATTCTTAAAACAATATCATGAGTCAAAACCATTGACAGTAGTTGGTGATGGATCTCAGCGTAGAGATTTTACACACATATCAGATATAGTACAAGCAAACATACTTGCATCTGAAGTTGACAATGGATTTGGCGAAGTATATAACATTGGGTATGGAAGTAACTACTCCATACTTGATATTGCTAATATGATTTCAAATGATATTAAATTCATACCGTCAAGAATTGGTGAGGTTCAAGAAACTCTTGCATCTAATTCAAAGTTTAAAAGTTTGACTGGATGGATACCAGAAGTATCTTTAATAGATTGGTTACAAAATGACTGAAATGATCAAGGCAATTATTAACGGAGATTTTGAAATAACATTACCAAAACATCGTGCAGACAGACCAGACTGGTATCAGCCACATGGTTGGGAAAAGCCAAGGCTAAAGCATATGTCAGAAAATATTTCATCTGGAGATGTTATATATTATGTTGGGGCAGAAGAAGGAGAGATGCCTGCCCTATGTCAAATGTGGGGATCGGAAGTTGTTTTATTTGAACCTAATCCAAAGGTTTGGTCACACTTTCCTTTGCTTTGGAGTGCTAATAATTTAGAAATGCCTCTTGCCTGCATACCTGGTTTTGCATCAGATAAAGACAATAAACTTGCACGTATTTATTATAATGAGTTTCCTCCAGAAGCAGATGCTCCTATTGAAGCAGCCCATGGATTTAAAGAATTGCAGTATGAAGCAGATAAGTATGGTCAGACAAAGATTGATACTTTAGTTTATGAAAAAGGATTAAAGCCACCTACAGGCATATCTCTTGATGTTGAGGGCAGCGAGTGGAGGGTCCTAGGAGGGGCTGAAAGGGTCCTTAGAGAGCACAAGCCTAAGATTTGGTTATCTGGACACCCAGAATTTATGATGATGTATTGGAAAGAATATTTGTATGATTTAAGACAATTTATCAAGGGCATTGGCTATAAAGAAACATTGCTTGATTATCAACACGAGGTTCATTTATTTTATGAGTAATATTAATGCATTTTTATATTCAGTTAAAGAAGAAGACTGTGCAAGCGATAAATGGGATTACGGTTTAATAAAAGAAATCTTTAATAAAAATAACATTAAGCCTGTTAAAACAACCTCTTTGCCAAAAACAGAAAGAGCGTTTGTTGTAATTCCTGGACCACAAAATGTTGACTATGAAGAAATAATATCTAATGAATTAAATAATATAAATAGA